CCAGAGGAAACTGAAAGTCTCCTACTGTCCTAACTGATCCGCCTTGAAGACCACCGACCATATTCAAAAAAGGTGTTTGGTTTGCCCCAATCATGAAAAGTTCACCTGTGTAATTCGGACAATTCCATACAGTTGCTGCCAAATTTACATTTGCCATAATAATTTACTCCTTAATTATCTAATATTCGCTCTCTTCTTCTGCTCAAGCTCGAAAATTCGATTCTTAAAGGTAATGGCATCTTTACTTCTCTTCTCAGTAATTGCTAATTGGTACCGTTCTTTGAGTTTGGCGATCTGGCCGTCAATACCTGTCTTGGTATCACCACCACCGCCTGACCCACCGCCAGCTCCTGACCCTCCGCCAGTTGTTCTCAGTATCCTATCCTTTAACGGATATACATCTACAATGGCTTCGAGCGCTTCGTCAAAATCAGCGAGCTCTCCTGGTTTTTGTCTGGAGTAAACGGGGTCTTCTCCGATATATCCGGTGACTCTTAATTTGCCACCCTCTTTTTCGACTTTAAAGTTCGCGCCGAAGTACTTCTCAGCAATTTCTGGAGGTAGTATTGACTTTGGTTCCGGTCCTGTGAAGAATGGCGACTGAGCAAATCTTGATGACACCATCAAATCGTAAATTATAGCGTCTTTGCCGTTAAGTACCCCTTGATACTCTGACTCTTTAGTTGAGAAGGACTTCAAAATCTGCACCTTCTCCGCTTCATGAGCATCATTCTGAGCTTTCTTAATTTCTTCAACCTTCTTGGCATCTACTAAATCCTTCTGGTTAAAGTTAGCCACCAACTCTGCATTCTTCTCTGCAGTAGTCTTCCATTCTTCCAAGTCCTCGATACCATCAAACAAAATTTTAATGGTGTCGAGCTCTTGTTTTAAAGTACTCTTTCCTGTACGATGATTTTTTGCTTCTGCACTTAATTCTGAAATCTTCGAATAAAGAGCCGTCGCGTCGATGGCTATTTCCTTCCCATCTTTATCGACGTATACCGGTTTATCTTCTAGTAATACTACCTTGCCATCTTGATCAAATTTCAAACTCAATTCCATGGCTTCCGCCTCCTTTCATCGGTCTATCCAGACCTAAATGCCGCGCTCCTACTGGAGCAATCTGTTAAAGGGTTAATCAAAATACTTCCATTATCCATATAACAAAGTATTGTTATTAAAGTCAAGCACTTTTTACTTTAGCAGTCCTTCTGATTCCTTCCAATTTACCCATATCCCAGTTCTGGTGTACAATGTGCATAGTGCAAGCTCCACATACATCTGCGATTCTGTTGGAATAACAAACTCTTCCACAGTTTGGTCTTCGTATTCACCGCCAACTGGGATAATAAACTTCCTTTTTGTTGTCAAATGCTTCTCGACTGCTTCCTTGTCATTTTTATCAGGAAAATCAACTACTAATACCCCTTTTTCAGGGTCAAATTCGACTGTGCCTGTTTTTCCTGCATTTGTTATCTTTACTTTCATTACTTCACACTTCCACCTTTATCTTTTATATATTTCTTTATAGATTCCAGTATCTTATTATCAATTGGATCATAAGGATTGCCCATTGCTGATTTACTGGCTGTGGAGGATAAAAATTCAGTATTGAAAAGTTCTTCTATAAATTCAGATAGTTCTGGATAGTGTTTCTTTACAGTGTCCCACTCATAGTATGTAAATGCAGTGGATCCTTTTTTACCCCAGCCTATTTTGTCCCAGTACTTCAAATCATCATAAGCGTCTTGTACTTTCTTTAAGTCATAATTATCTGGGCTACTAAGTACTTTCATCCTCCTCGCAATTCCTTCTCTTGTCTCATCTAATTTCTTTCTGTACCTGCCATATCTCTCCATATTCATCGACCACCACTCAATGCCGTCATTACCACCATCGTAAATCCTTCCCTCATAATCTGTTATCCAGTTGTCTCTCCAATAATATCCATCTTTATTTCCGTATTTACCTTTCTCTCCAGTATGTTGTTTATTGAACCACGCTCGGAAGTTATCTCCATCAGATTTTCTTACCCATTCACTATCCTCCCAAGCACCTCCCATTCTCTTCCTAAATCCCGTATACTCCTTATCCAGCTTGCCGAAGAAGTCATCCATAGCATGAGCAAATTCATGAGTATAAGTAGATGAATCACTTCCTATATACAAGTGACAAGATTTTGTAGCAGCTCTATGATGGGCTCTGATGTATTTCTTTCTGACGTTTATTGACCATCCTAAATCTTTCATCTCACCAAGTAAGTCTATTGGTAGAAATCCTAATCCTTTTACTGCTTTAGCTTCTGAACTTATTATATTCTGTGCTGTAACATTCGACTCAAAGTTCATGAACGATGTTATTATCTTCTCCTTCTCCTTCATAAGAACATCATAATCATCAACGGTCGCCATCCACTTATTAAACGACACTCTACTCGCTTTTCTAGTGGCGAAGTAATCCTCCATTATATATTGCTCAAAGAATTTATTACGATTGTTATAGTATAGTTTATCCATCCTAATAAATTCTGCGTTTGCTCTTTGATATGCCGCCTCTAAATCTGAACCAGCGGCGACAGGAGTCGGTCCTGGTGGAAGTACTCCTATACCTGCCTTATCTGTTAATTTTTGTATTCGCTTCTCTACACCATAAATTGCTTTTCTTAGAGCAGTAAGTTCATTTGTCTCTGCTGCCGTTATTCCTACCGTATCTCTCTTAGAAATTATCTCAGCAACTCTGGACTTCTGTCCTACAAGTCTTGTCTCGTACTCTTTTAATTTCGCGACATCTTTACTTGACAGCTTAGAAACTGGTAAAGGAGGAGGTGGCTCTACAACAGGAACAGGTTTAGGTGGTGGAGTAGGTTTAGGTTTAGGTGGTGGAGTAGGTCTAGGTTTTACTACTCCCTTTTTCTTTGTCAGGTAGTATTTATTATCAGTTAACTTTTTTCTAACTGCGGCGAGCTGTCCAGCCGTTGCTCCATTTGATTCCGCGAATGCTTTAGCACTATCAAGCACTCTTTTTATTTCACCAATGTCTCCTCTATCTGTTGGTAATACCCAACTAGCAGTTCTTCCACCTTTAAATGTTACTGTTAGTCGTCTGTCTTCTAAAGCTGTTGACATCTTAACAGTGGCGAGTCTTTTTCTTTCTTCCATCTCTGTTAATAAGTCATCAGGGTCGGATATCCAAGAAGGCTTTACTGCTACCCAGCTATGCCTGCAGTTATACCCTCCACGATTCGTAAACGGAGGGCCTGACTTCCCACGCCAAGGCATACCATTCCAAGAATCTATATCTTCTTTTGTATATACTTTCCCAACTCTAGCGATGCAGAAATCTCGGCTCGTGCTCATAATGTTCCCGTAGTAAAGAAAGTTATTTATACCAACATCGGCAGCTTTCTTCATATTAACAGAATTATGGAAATTCATTACAGCATCATTAGCGTATAAAGAAGCATAAGTAGACATAGGTCTTCCTCTAACATCTACTGCACCAGACATCGCTCCTCTAAATTCATTAACCAAAGCGGAGAACGATGACTGACCTACTACAGCGCCGTACATCGCATCAATCATCCTCTCTCTCGCCTGAGCGCCAAACTGATTGAAAGTTCCGAAAGTGCTTCTCTTTAAGGCATCTATCATTCCCTTATCTACAGAAGTGAAGTTAGCTGCGACTCCTAACTCAGAAAAACTACGCTGTATAAAATCTGCGGCGTCATCAAGCCCTGCTACAACGCTTCTCACCTCTACTCCATAAGTCTCATCGAATAAAGAAGTTAATCTGGAGTGAACCTTCTGAGCTTGCTTCATATTTACTCTGGGACCCATAAGATTCCCTTCACTGGTTCTGAATTCAGATACCATCCCAACCATTTTATTCTCTAACTCACGTATAGAGTTATAGAGCCTTCTCTGGTGATCATCTATCATGTTGTTGAGGAAGATATCCTTCTTCTCAGCGACATCTATTATTGTTTTTATATCAGCCATTACTTCTTCGGAAACTGAGTTACTTTATTATCTGGTTGTTGTTTATTATTCGCCCCAGGTATATTATTCGCCCCAGGTATATTACCTTCTCCAGGGACTGGATCATCAGGAAGAGTGTACTCATCTACGTACTCTGTTTCATCAATTTCTTTATCCATAATTGATAGCTCATCGTCAGGCTCGCCAGGCAGCATCATCCTGACAGTCTTCTTCTGAATCTTCTTCTTATAAGTTTCGCTGTCGGTAACAATAACAGTAGAAGTTAATACGTTCTCCAGACTCGTAGCCAGTTGCTCAACTTCGTATGTCCTTGCCCTTTCTATCTCTACTTCATCCATCAATGCTTCTTGTGCTTGCCACTTTAACCAAAGACGGATGACTGCCGTTTCAGCTTTTTCAAGTAGTATTCCTTTTGACACTAACTTCGCATTTAACAAGTGGAACTCTGCTTTTAAAGCTGTGCCGGACTTAGCTTGTGTAGATACTTCCATAGAAGACATTCCACCAGCGTTAGCAGTTCTGTATATCTCCTCAATTTTCTTTGATATAACTTTGAGGATTGCATCTATAGGCTCTGCTACTTTTGCTTCTAACCAATCTGGTTTGGATTCAGGAAACTCTGGATCGAACTCAAGTATCGCTGCTATTCCCAGCAAGTCCTCTTCTATACCACTTTGACCCTGTCCCTTATAAGGCTTTCTCATCATAGGAAATGCGCCGAAAGTAATGATCTCTTCTATCTCTGACAAATTTCTCATTATAGATGAGTCAATACGTGCTATGTCAGAAATATCAGACATGCCTAGACCTCTAAGACCTGTCTTTGCGTTATACAACCACACAAACGGAATTTCTCCGAGAGGATTAACACCTTCGTCGACCAGTTCTGCCTGAATTTCTTGCTTTACTTTATCCCCTTTCGTCCTTACCATTTCTTCTGCGTCTTCAGGCTCTTTCCAAATCTCCCACTTCTCTAAAGTCCATATGCGATATAAATCGTCATCGTCTATTACCTTTAGATAAGTTAATCTTGGACGGTTATACTCATCCCGTTCATACTCCCAATCTAAGATAGCAAGAGATTTATACAGTGATACATATGGATAAGTCTTCTTTTGAATCTCATCAGATCTTACTTGTACATTATCAGTATTTGGTTTATCTACAAGTATACCACACTGTCCTTGTATTGATGACGCTTTACCTGCACCAAGAAGAAATTCGTCAAAGTCATCTTGGTCAAGATTGCAGTCATTGGTAAATAAATCCCAAAGCTCATCTTTTCCTAACTTGCCGAGGTCGCGTTTAACAGGTTCTTTAAACAGATAGAAGTTAAACAACTCTACTATTGACTTGGAGTAAGATAATCCATACGCTTCATCAATCCTTCTATCATAATTAACATTACTCTCCCTCTCATGCTGTACTATGGCGCCATATGCGACGAGATCTTTCGCACCATTATACGCGGCTTGAAGGAAAGTCCACTCATCGCTATATATTTGGTATAACTCATGGGTCTTTTGAAGAGCACTCATTGTTAGACCAACTGTGCGAATATCTTCGACATCTCCAACAGCCATGGTATGCTCCTTATATTTTCTTGAAAACGTTAAAATTATCAGATTTCTTTATACTACCACCACTACCTGTACCTGATCTGCGTTTACCAGTGCTAGAAACCCCCATCCCAGTTGATCCCTGTGGTGTCTTCTTTGCCCCAGCCACCTTCTGCATAGCATTGGCTTTTTCTCTCTGATCTTCAGCCATCTTCTTCGCTTTCTCTTGAGCCTTCTTAAGCCTTGCAGGGTCGCTGTATATTACTTGAGCTTCAGCAAGAGTATTGGCGTCGTACTCCGCCTGCCACTCTTTTTCCCTTTGCACTTCTGATGGTGACATTTATCCCTCCTTTAATTCGTGACACCTATAATTATCCTTCTACTTTATTCCTGCAACGAGACTGTTTATCATTACAGGCCCGCTGCCTTCCTCAGTTATTTTAAATTTTGCCTTAGTGACTCCGGCCTTCGGAGTATACTGAATCAACGTCGTTCCTTCAGATACACCTGTCTTCAGGTCGGTTGACTCCTCAACATAACTATCTCCGGTGACTGATTCAAGAACCTCTACTTTAACACTTCCAACAGCCATTTTATGACCCTCCTTAATTTATCTCAGTTTAAGGTTATGCGCTACTTGAACTGCTAGAACTACTACTTGAGCTTGAGTTACTACTAGAGCTACTACTACTCGAGCTTGATAGACTAGAACTGGAACTACTACTCGAACTTGATAGACTGCTAGAGCTGCTACTACTACTCGAGCTTGATAGACTAGAACTGGAACTACTACTCGAACTTGATAGACTAGAACTGGAACTCGATAGGCTGCTACTACTACTTGAGCTACTACTCCTACTTGAGCTACTGCTACTACTAGAACTGGAACTTGACATAACAAGTTCAAGAGTAACACCACTCAAACAGTTCGCCACATCAATAGCGTCTGTAGTGACAGAAGCACTTTGCAGAATAGTCTCATCTGTCAATAATACGTGTTTGTTTGTCCTAATATTCTTGTCCAATTGTGAACCTCCTTTACTCTCTAATTACTTACCTTGTAATTTTCTTTGTCGCTCTTCTGCCGCCATCCTTTCCTTAATAGCATGCTGTAGTTGTTGTTGATTTCCTGGATGATGATTCTTCTCGCATTCCACTCTCCAAAACATCTCCATCTTCAACCAGTACTGAACATCTCTTCGAGCATCTTCTATCTGACTACTACGACTCATCGTTTCAAATTGTTTATAAACTGACTGAGCAAATAACTCATGAACTTCCCGAGTTGTCCAGTGTCGATCCATCGCCCATGTGAAGCCTAGTAGAGTAGTTGCCGTGCCAAGTACTGCGGCAACTCCACATACTACTTTCTTTAGGTTTGACCAATTATCCAAACTAATCACTCCCTTCCTTTTCTGCGTCGATCTTTGCTTGGACGCGATCCCGTATCTTTTGGGTTTCCGTGTCCTTCAAGTGTTTGTACTTCATTGCTAGTACTTCTAACTCATCTACAGTTATAGACGATGCTCCTGCGGCTCTCCTTTCAGCTACAATATCCATAATTATATCTGACGCAAGGTCGAACCCCAATATCCCAAGTTTAATCAATACTGCTTCCGGTACAGGCATTTTTTACCTCCTTTAGTACTGCTTTTTGTGTTAGTCAGACCAAAGCAGGTCTGGTAGTTTTAAAAGAATCATTGACTTCAATCTCTTGTAAGCCATAATCTCATCCTCTCCGGTTTGCCCACCTTTAATTGATACTTCCCAAACGTCTAACGCGTCACTTGCTTGAATCCAAAGAGGATCAAGATTTTCCGTCAGCCACGCTTTTGTCTGGGTATCTGCGGCATCATAGTGGATATTATACTTTACTTCTGCCTCTGCAAATTTCTGAACGGCAGTAGCGTGAACTAAAACTCGATCGTAGTACCCCCTATCCTTCTCCTGTTCCGGTGCCAATACTATCTTTTTAGGGGTGCATGATACCACAAGAAGTATTGACATAAATATAATGGTAAACTGAACTAGTCTAACTCGGCTTGATTTCATCGGTACCTC